GGTGGAGGCAAAGCAATTTTGTTTGATTGGGAATCGTATCGAAAGAAAGCATAAAAATATATTAAATATTTAAAAAAACATATTGCATTTTATATTTGCTTCGTATATTATAACTACATCGAAGCACAACTTAACCGGTGAATAAAATGAAACAACAAGTATTTTTTGCAAACCAAGAAAATTTTGATTATTCGCGTCTTGCCTTTTTGTTGCCAGTAATAAAAATGAAAAATGGTCGTTTGTCAATGCGCGGTCATTTTGTTATGGATGATTTTGGTAATGCGGTTTCTATTAATAATTCTCAAATGATGCGCTTTGCAGAATCAAATCATCATTGAAAATTTTAGCCCCCTTAATTGGGGGCATATAAACGGAGAAATAAAATGAGTAATTGGATTAAATATCATGGCGAAAAATGCCCTGTTGATGGAAATACTTTAATTGACGTGACTTTACGAAATGGAAAAGAATTTACAGGAAAAGCTGAATCTTTTTATTGGGATAATTCAATTCTTGAAATTGAAGATGAAATTAATTTTTACAGAATTGTTGAAGAAAAAAATCAAAAACCATCTCCATAAGTAAAAACACTACGCGATGAATTTGCAATGGCTTGCATTAATTCATGCTACGAAACATGGATTACTCAAGGAAAAGATGTTGTCGTGCAAGAAGCATATGCAATTGCTGACGCAATGATGAAGGAGCGCACAAAATGACAGAACAAGAAAAAGCACGTAAAGCAGCAGAATTACTTGTTGCTTGGGCAAATGGTAAGAAAATCCAGATATTATCAGCACAAGGATGGATTGATTACACTTTAAAACAGCAACCAACTGTTTCAAGTAATCATTTGAATGAATGGAGATTGAAGCCTGAGATAGTTAAGCAATGGTATCGCGTGGCTCTTTTTAAATGTGGAATGATTAGTAAAATGAAATGCTGTGCTTTTATAGCAAACGATGGCGACACAGAATTTTCTTTTGAAAACAATCCAGATTTTTTAAAATGGCTTACATACCGCATTGAATACGAGTTACCAAATGACTAAACCACGCAAAAAATACAGACCGAAACCGATCAGCTACAACACCATCAATTACGTTATTGGTGGTTTTAAGAAGCTGGACGAAGAACACATGGTAAATGTTCAAGCAAAAAATTCGGCGGCGCTATGGTCGATTTCAAGCGGTCACGGAACGAAAGAACATTTTGATGTATTAGTAGGTATGTCAAACATGGCTAAGGTTTTATGTGAAACACAGTTTGATTTTAAATACATGGAAATCCTAAGATCAGGTCAGGATGCGTTAGAACAGCTTGGAAAGCGTTACCTTAAGATTAAAAAGTTTGTTCTTACTGGCGAAGAATTACGGGCTTTAAACGATGTTATGGAGGTGCATGAGGCTCAATTGTATGCATTGCGCGTTGTTGATATTGAGCGATGTTATCAGGAAGTGCAACGGCGTTTGCGCCACGGAATTAATTTAACAAAGATAAAGGAATCAGCATGATTAACGTAATTATTGATTTACTGGCGATAGTAGGTTTTATTTCGATCATTGGCTGGCTATCTATTCCATTTGAAAACAAAGGTAAAAAAGGCGATGAAGTCATACATTACACGGACGAATGAAATATTTTGTACATACTGCGGAAGCTTGCAACATAGAGTAAGTAATTGCCCGATTAAAAAAGGGGAGGAAAAATGTGTTCAGAACCAATAGGCGCAGAAAGTAAATCAAATGGTATTTGCCCTAATTGTGGAGAAGAAACTGTAGATGGCGAATCAAAAGAAATATGCGGATATTCGCCTGTATTGTGCGAAACTTGCGGAAATGCACCTTGTGACGAAAGCTGTTAAAAATAACTTGATTTATATGCAGTTATGTATTAAAGTTTAATTGTCTCTGTCGCGGGGATTTTAAATAATAGTCCAAGCCTAATAAGCTTGAGTTTTTTAGAGGTTTCGTAAGCAATGACTATAACTTACGATCTGCGACCCTCGGAAAGCTCAGACTTATTAGGCTTTTTTTATTTCCGAACGCAAAGAGACCGTCAGCCCAACGATAGTTAATGCAGACTTAATCATACTGGCGGGGCAAGATGTGATGCGCTTTACTGACAACCCAGCGCGAGAACTTAAACTAGGTATCTCAGGAACAGAGCAAAATGTGTGAAGTGGCGTTAGCCGCGTTAAGGCGCTCTGGAAATAGAATAGTTTGCTTATGGCAGTAGTAGTTGTTTTATGCAGTTTTAGAAACAATGGCTAAAGATTGTGATAGTTCACAATTCTTGGGTTGTTCTTACGGTTGATAAGAAATAGTTAATTAAAAATTAAAGGAAAAATCATGGGCATTGATATTGGTTCAAAATTAATAGTCGGTCTTCCAGCAAATGAATTATTGCAATACCATGAAGATAAAATTCACAATGGCGATTTGTCTACATCAAGTTTTTATTATGATGCTGGATTTGAAGATCAAATAGCTGGTATAGATGTATATGGAACAGACAGCAATGCCAAAGAAATAGATTTTCTTATTTTGAGCGATAAATTTTTAGAAGCAAGCAAAAAATTTAAAGAAATAACTGGATTAGACGGTAAATTGTATCTTTGCCCAAATGTTTGGTAATCATGAAAATATACAAAACATCTTACGCTTGGTTTGACGATTTCGGTGAAGTAACCAGCATACAAAGTTATCCGCCAATTGACAGACTGTACAAAAAAATACGTGTTTGTATATTTGACAGTGATAAGTTTGAAGATGCTTTAATTTAAATAATTAAAAAATATAGGGGTAAATAAAATGGAAACAAAATTTTTGTCAGACGGTCGCAAAGTTTCAATAATAGGTCAATTAAATAATACTGAATGGATCGTCCAAGAAGTTTTTGTTAATTCAAACGGCGATGAAATCCCAAGCGGAGAAAGATTTACTACAAAAAACTTGCACGATCAGCCTTTAGAAACTTACAAAAATAAAAAAGAGAAAGAATTGGATTCGGTTATTAAGATTTTATCCGAAAGAAAAGAAAAAATAGAAAAAGAAATAAAAGATTTATCAGAGCATCGAAAAACTTACGCTTTATTGCTGAAATCAACAAAAGGATTTTATGAAATCTTAAAAGAAAACATCAATAAAGGTGCTTTTAATCATATGTGCGATATTTTGTCTGGAAATATTAAATGGGCTGTTGAAGTTTCAACTTATGGTATTAGTGAGCCTAGAACTTTTGAAGATTCTGCTGAATATTCAGACAATTATTATGGAAGGTTGGAATGTGTAGGTTTAAAACTAATGACACTTTATGGAAAATCAGAAGGAAATATTTCATATAAAGTTCATCAATATTCAGATGGAGGTACTGAAAAAGAATATTTGTTTTTTAAAACAGATAAAGAATTGGCTAATTACTATACAAAAAAAATTAATGAAATTTTTGAAGATGAAAAAGCAAAAAAATATCTAAGAATAAAAGACTGCGAAATTGTTAATAAATACGGCGGTAAAGTAAAAAAAGAAATTTACGAAAGCCTACTAAAAAAATACGAAGAAGAGCATAAATCTAGTATTAATAATAAGCAAAACGAAATTTCAAAAATTGAAAAAGAATTTGAAGAAATTAAAAACAAAATTTTAAATAAATGATATTTTTTGAAGATGCTTTGCTATAAGGGGAAATAAAATGGAATTTAAGACTATTGAAGAATTTAAAAAATCTGCTGAATTCTTCCCGGAGGGGAAAATAGTTCCTAGGAGAATTCTTAAAGTAAAAAGACGACATAGTTCTGGATTAAAGTTTGGGTGTCCATCATGGGCAATTCTCACTGAGAAAGGATGGGTTATTGCGGCAGATGACAGAATTACTAAATATTTTTTAATAGTTAGTAATGTAAAAAACGACACCGCTTTTGGATCGCCTTACATTCCAGGAGGCTACACTAATTGGATTGAAAGCAATGGCGTTTCAGATGATTATTGGCTTTGCAATTTAAATAAAGCTTTAAAAATCGGTTAATTTATTAAAAATACGGACTAATAAAATGACTAATGAAGAATTAAAAGAGATGTGCGCACAAGTGGCAATTGAATATTCAAAACGTCAAGAGTATGCGTATGCTGGTGAAATTGCTGATACTATCCGAGCCATACAGCTACCAGTAGAGCAAGAGATTTCACCTGTCGCGTGGATGAGTTCTTATGAAAAAGATTCTGCAATGGATAAGTTTCGATTTACGCCGAGCGAGTTGTATTGCATTCCTGTTTATATTAAACCGCCATCAGTCGCGGAACTAGAAAAGCAAGTAGCGGAGTTGAAGGAATCGCTACAATACTTTTTGAGCGAAGTCGATTCTGGCTGGGCTGAGGGCTTGCCAACAGAGGGCTTAATGATTGCAAGGGAGCGAGCAAAATGACACCAGAACAAATAGAAGTAGCTGCAAGAAAGCTTCAAGAGTTGTTATCTAATGAAGTTCACACAATGCCGTTTGAAACTTCAAAAAAAATCATTAAGAGAGAAATCAACACGGTATTTTTTCAAGCAATTATTTACGCATTAACGCAAAATAAACCTTGAATTTGTATTTACGTTGATATACAATGAAGTCATGAAACAGATACCATTTAGATCAACAGAAGAATTCAAGAAAAGGCTTGAGCAAGCGAGTAAAACCACAGGCGTAAGAATGTCTGAGATTATTCGCAGGGCAGTAGATAAGTATTTGAAAGAGTTGGGGTTTTAAAAGTTTTGGGTAACGGTAATTAATTGTAATTATTCATCCCAACAGGTGCTTATAGACGTATGAGCCGACTGATTCACGAAACGAATCGCCAAACGCATGAGCATTGAATGGCAACGATACGGTAAGTGGAAAGCGCGCAAAACCCGTCATCAGTGCTCAGTCGTGTGGTTAAGGATTGTGAGTTACATGGTCGATCACAAGTAATGCGTTCACGACTAAACGGTGAAGCTGGATTGCGTAACCAGCATTAAAACTAAACGGCATTACAAAACCATGTGTTAGCGACGTGGATTTTCGGGAAATGACCAATTGATCTTAAAAACCGTGCTTTATCGGGTAGTGTCGTTTAGTTTTGGTTGTAGATAGAATGGGCAGCACGGCAGCACGGAAGGACGTGCATCTTTTCTTTGCAACAGTCCATGCGAAGAGTTAAGGAGTGCCATATTGGGCGGTAAGCTGGTATCAAGCCCAGCACCATTCTATGTATGACCAAATAGTGAAATCCAAGGAAACCGTGGAGATAATAACGGAACCAGTTTAAGCAATTGAGAACCTCCTAATAAATTTTCTATTATGATTAAACTGTATTTGGGCGAATTGCACTGCGCTGCAATTAAGTTACTGCGAATAACTTACGCCATAAAACAAATACACATGAGTGTTATTCCTCTATTTTTTCGGTAATCGACTTGCAAGTAATAGCACTCAGTTGTATTTGTTTTATCTCCAACGCTGCGATGCGTTTTATCCTGCCAGTGATCTGGTGGGGATTTTTTGAAAGAATCAAATGAACGATCAACAAATTGAAAAAGAAATTTTGGCTAAAGGATTGACGGCTCCACGCGTAACCCCTGCGGATATTGAGGCGAATATTGTGCAAGAGGTGTATTTCACTGCTGCTGATGCTCTACGCTTCGCCTATCTGACTTCTGACCCCGATGTCACCGATGCACGTTCTCAGAAAAACAGCATCTGTAATAGCCTAGTAGTACGTTCATACAATGGTGCATGTCTGGACATCGACGCTAACGCAGAAATTCCAGAGCCGACTAAGTTGCTGACTTTCTGCGTACTTGTACTACGAAACGGCTTCACCGTGACAGGAGAAAGCGCATGTGCTAGTCCTGAAAATTTCAACGCTAAGATTGGTCGCAAGATTGCCCGCGAAAATGCCGTTCAGAAAATATGGCCGCTGATGGGTTATGCTTTAAAACAAAATTTGCACGAGTCAATTGAATGATTAGCAAGGCAGAACAAAACGGGCGCGATGATTTCAAACTGGCGCAACAAGGAAGTGATAGCGCAAAAGTGAACCCATACATTGAGAACACAGAAGCGCATATGTTATGGGAAAAAGGCTACACAGAAGCATTAAAGGAATTCTTGGGGAATACACATGTTTGAGAATTTAAACGCCGTAGCTGTCTATTTAGACCATTTGCACGTGATGTATTGTGTAGTAATCAAAAAACTTGAACATAAATTGGGGATATCATGGAATTCGTAAAAATTTACTTTGCAGTATTGCCACTGTGGATTGTAGTAGGCGCTGGCATGATTGGCTTGGATTGGATGATTGAAAAAGGATTGGCTAAGATCGGTTACGGATATGATTTCTGATAAAGAGTTTTTGCAATGGATTCATGATCGTTTATGTTTTGTGCATAATGAAAACGTAAATTATGATTACATGCATAAACTTCGTGCAATTATTGAATCAACCAATGAAAAGAAATTTACACCTAATGTAAAGGTTAATCATGGAACTACATCAAATGTTTGACTTGTCTGAATTAGTAATCAACGAAACGCCAGATCAAGAAGCTGGGCGGCTTTATAACGAAGCATATTTTGAGGTGCTGTGATGTCTGATATTGAAAATACAAAAATTGATAAAGACTCAACAACCTATTTTGATTTATGCGCCACAGTTTTTAAGGTTCGCCATGATTTAGGTCAAGAAATATCAGAACTAAAAAAAGAGCGTGATGCCTACAAAAATCAAATTAATCAGCTTATTGATATTATCAACAATAATCCTAAGTTTGATAAAAAGGTGATTGTGAGAGAACGAGGTTGGTTACTTTATGAACCGATTGAGATTGTGAGCAAATAATGTTTAAAATTGGCGATGTAGTAAGATTAAAGTCAGACCAGACACCAATGACAGTGGGATATGCAGGAGAAACTTTTGTTGTAGTTGTTTGGCTTGATAATGATCGGCATATTCAAGGTTGTCATTTTGATCCTAATCTTTTGGAATTAATTAAATAATGGCACGTCCAAGCAAGCTAACTGATAAGCATAAAGAAAATGGCTAATTTAAAAGAAGAAACAGAAGATATTTGCAATCAATTAACAAAATACTTTGGTGCTGTCGCATCTGATGAATTGATTTCTGTTCTTTGGTTAATAACTGACATTAATGATGCAATGCATAACGATATAAATCCTGATTTCATTAATTCATATATTGACCAATGCAAAAATAGACTTGATGATTTAAAAAAATCTTTGGTGAAATAATGGCTAGACCGTCAAAATTAACTGATAAGCAATGGCAAGAAATCACCGATAGAGTAATCAACGGTGAATCTAAACGCGCTCTTGCAAAGGAGTTCGGCATTGCTGAATCAAGCATCAGAGAGAAGGTTTCCGCACAATGCGAGGAAATAAAAAACGTTGCGCATCAAATAGTTGCAACGGAGTGCGCGGTTAAAAGCCTGCCTTTGACAGCGCAGGTTTCCGCGCATAACCTCGCATCTAAGCTAATGTCAATGTCCTACAATATGGCTGATACGGGAAACAAAGGCGCGGCGATTGCATCAAGGCTATCAACCATCGCAGAAAAGCACATGGGATTTGTAGAGACTGCGGCATACGATAACAACGTAGAGCAGATGATGGAAGGCGTAAAAACCGTCAATGCGATCATGCGTACTGCAAACGAATCAAGTGCTTTAGCTGTTGATCTATTGAAGGCTAACAAGGAAGCAGTAGATAGCATGAGTAAGCCGCAAGAAGAAAACAGAAAAACATTAACCGATTTTTATGGTTTATAAATGGCATTATTAAACCCCAATCTCAAAGGGTTCTTTGAAACCAAGAATATACGGAACTATGTTTTATATGGAGGTCGTGCATCATCAAAAACTTACCATACAGCGGGGTTTTGCGTATATCTTGCATGCAACTATAAAGTTAAGTTTCTTTGTGTTCGCCAATTTCAAAACAGGATATCTGATTCTGTAAAAACCGTTATTGAAGAATGTATTTATACGGCAAAACTAGAGAATGAATTTGTAATCACAGAAAACGAAGTAAGGCATAAGAAAACTGGAAGCACGTTTAACTTTTTCGGCATCCAGCGCAATCTAAAAGAAATTAAAGGTATCGCTGGTATTGATGTTTTGTGGGTAGAGGAAGCAGAGGATTTAAGCCCCGGTCAATGGGAAATATTAGAACCAACGATTCGCTCGGAAGGTTCTGTCGTGTTTATTGTATTCAATCCACGTCTAGCTAGTGACTTTGTTTATCAGAATTTTGTATTAAATCCCCCCAATAAAACACTTGTTCGTAAGATAAATTACGACGAAAACCCGTTTTTGTCTCAAACAATGAGAGAGTTGATTGAGGAACATAAGCGCACTAATTACGATGATTACCTGCATATTTACGAAGGCGTACCGCGCATAGATGATGAAAGCGTAATTATTAAGATGTCTTGGATTGAAGCTGCGGTCAATGCTCATCTAAAACTTGAGTTTGAACCTGAAGGCGCTAAAAGGCTTGGCTTTGACGTTGCTGATTCTGGTCAAGATAAGTGTGCGAACGTGTACGCACATGGCTCTGTAGCACTTTGGGCAGATGAATGGCAAGGAGGCGAAGATAAGTTGCTTCAATCTTGTTCTCGTACGTACAACAACGCAAAAGAGCGTAATGCTCATATTAGATACGATTCAATTGGCGTTGGCGCTGGTTGCGGCTCTAAATTCGATGAACTAAACCAGAACAGGCATGATTACGTGCCATATTCAAAGTTTAACGCTGGTGGCGCTGTGTTTAATCCTGATGGTTATTATGCTATTGACCGGATGGACAAGGTAAAGAACAAAGACCAGTTTTCTAATATCAAAGCTCAGGCATGGTGGCTAGTAGCTGACCGTTTTCGCAACACTTATGACGCGGTAATGAATGGAACAAAGTACAATGTCGATGAATTAATAAGCATTAGCTCAGATATGCCGCATTTAGCAAAGTTAAAAGCTGAATTATCCACTCCGAAAAGAGATTTTGATGCTAACGGTAGAGTTAAGGTAGAATCTAAAAAAGACCTTGACAAGCGCGAAATACCTTCGCCTAACTTAGCTGATGCGTTTATTATGTGTTTTGCACCGGAACATAAACCAATGAGCATAGATAAATCAATATTTCAAATGATGGGAAAACGATAATGTGGTCGTTCTTCAAAAAGAAGCAACAAGCAAAAACCGTGCCAGAAGTTAAGCAAGAAGCGAAAAGCAATGAGTTAAAACGCGCTTTGGGAATGATTGGCGATAAAAGTAAGGTAGATTACTTTCGTAATCGCTATCCTATCCAGCCGCCACAAATTGACCCAATTGCAACAGGTGGAGCAAAAGCGCCTGTCATGGCTATGGATTATCAAGCGAACAATTATGCTTATAATCAGTTTTCCAATCAGTACAACATGGTTGGCTTTCCGGGGTATCCATATTTGGCGGGACTGGCTACGCGACCAGAATACCGCGCAATGGCTTCCGCTTATTCGGTAGAGATTACACGAGAATGGATTCAGTTTTGCGGAGTTAATGAAGAAGAAGGCGAAGCAAAGAAAGCAACTCGAAGAAAGATTAAAGAGCTAGAGGACGAGCTTGAACGATTGCAAGTAAGAAAAATCATTCAGACCGCAGCAGAACATGACAAGTTATTTGGACGTGCGCAAATTCTCATTAATACAGGCGCAAAAGAGGAAGATTTAAAGTTACCATTGATTATTAGTAGCAAAACAATCAAAAAGGGAAGCATCAAAGGGTTTTCTAACGTTGAACCTATTTGGTCAACTCCAGCAGGATACAACGCATTAGACCCTGCGCAACCTGATTTCTATAAACCTTTATTGTGGTTTGTCATTGGTCGTGAAACTCATTCAACTCGATTGCTGACAATCATTACCAATCCTGTTCCCGACATTCTTAAACCCGCGTTTAACTTTGGCGGTATTAGTTTAAGTCAGTTGGCAGAGCCTTATGTTGATATTTGGTTAGTCACACGCCAATCAATTGCGGACATGATTAACATGTACTCGATCACTGTCTTGGCTACCGATATGAGCCAAGTATTAAGCGGTGTTACCAATGCCGCTGGATCATTCCTTGATCGTTTGAATCTGTTTAGTCAGACAAGATCAAACAAGGGGATTATTGCACTGGACAAGGACAGAGAAGAAGTCGTTCAAGTCAATACTCCTTTGTCTGGTCTATCAGAACTGCAAGCGCAAGCGCAAGAACATATGTGCGCTGTTTCTCGCGTCCCTGCAATGATCTTGACGGGTATTAGTCCAAGCGGTCTAAATGCAAGCTCAGAAGGTGAAATTAGAGCGTGGTATGATTGGATTGCAGCTCAACAGTCTGCATATTGGCACGCACCATTAAAAACCATGATTCAATGCGCAATGTTGAATTTATGGGGAGAAATTGACGAAAACATCAGTTTCAATTGGGTTCCATTGTGGCAAATGAGCGGTAAAGAGTTGGCAGAGATTCGCAGGTCTGATGCTGAAGCGGATGCGGTTTATTTAACCAATCAAGTAGTAAGCATTGAAGAAGTGCGCGGCAAATTGGCAAGCGATCCAGAATCAGGTTATGAGGGGTTAGACGTTGACGAAATACCAGAAGCGCCCGAAGTCGAGCAGAGCGATACACCCGAATAAGGGTATAGAACTCAAATACAAGAAGAAACTAGACTCAATGATTAAAGAAATGATTGAGTCTGTTGACTATTGGGTTCGAGCTTCGTATAGAGCTAATCCGCCAAAGGTTTATGACCTTATTACGGCAATGGATGCAAGCCCAGCAGATGAAATGCTAAAGGTTATCCGGCGACTAGCTAACCGTTGGATAAAGAAAATCAATGAATCAGCAGAAAAGATTGCTGATGCTTACGTCAAATCAATGGGTAATTCCACCGATGCCGCATTGAAACAATCGTTAAAAGATGCTGGGTTTGCCGTAGAATTCAAATTAACTCAGCCTATCAGAGACAGTCTTAATGCTGCCATAGGAGAGAATGTCGCATTGATTAAGTCTATCCC